TCGTAGACCCGGTCGCCGATCAGCGGGTCGAGACCCGGGTCGGCCTTGATCGCCTGGTACATGGCGCCCTGCAGGGGCAGCAGCGCGAGGCTGTTGGCGGGGACGGTCACAGCCGGGCGCGGATCTCGTCGAGGACCGCGCGGGGGAAGTCCACGCGGGCCCGTTCGGCGGCGGGTGTGCAAAACGGCGTGGCCGGCCGGGTCGAGGTGCCCCACTCGACGAGCGGGGCGTAGAACACCTCGTCGCCGCCGGGGCCGACGGTCGCGCTCTGGCCGTCGTCGGCGACGTTGACGGTGATGGAGGCGACCAGCGTGCCGGTGCGGACCGGCGCGCCGCGGCGCTCGAGGTCGGCGGCCGCCTCGGCGACGGCGCGGATGGCCGCCGCGATCCCCTCGTCGGCCTTGTCCGCGGCCCGCTGCAGGGCGCGGGTCAGCTCCCGCAGGCTGGCCTCGTCGATGTCCGCGGTGATCGGCTCGCGCGTCACACGTCCTCCCGCAACTCAGCGATCAGGTAGTCCCGCCGGGACGGCGCCACGATGCTGATCACCTCGAAGGTCTGCCCGTCGCCGGTGAGGACGTCGCCGCGGCGCACGTCCACGTCGGGCATGAGGTATCCGGTGTGGGTGACCCGCACCCCTTCGCGGGCCGCGACCTCCCGCTCGGCGGGCGCGGGCCGGGACACGCGGGTCGCGACGGTGCCGACGGTGGCGATCGTGTCGGTGCCACCGCCGTACGGGTCGTCGACGCGGGTCGCCCGGGAGACGGTGAGCGTCCGGTTGAGCAGGTGCCGGATCACGGGTCATCCGCCGTAGAGCTCGCGCAGCTCGCGGCGGGTCTTCCCGGCGACCTCCTCGGCGGGCATGCCGCGGGCGACGGCGTAGGCCTGCCAGTCCTCGGTGGAGGCGTTCCCAGCAGGCGGGTCCGGGTGGTCCGCGGCGGTGGTGAACGGCGCGGCCTGCGCGGACGCGTCGCCCGGGCCGTCGACGCGTCGCCACCGCGGATGGTTCTCATACGTCGGATCGGGGCCGTCGGTGGCGACGACCATCCCGCTGATCGTGTTGCGGTAGTGCACGGCCACAGCGGCCTCCCTCTCTAGGGGTCGGTGACGAGCGACTCGAGGGACACGAACCCGCGGACCGGCAGGTCACCCTCGAGCTGCACGGAGCCGGCCGACAGCTTCCCGACGGCCTGCCGCACGGTGCGCTTCTCGGCGCGCATCAGGTAGATCCCAGTCGACGAGGAGCCGCCGGCCTGCCACGAGTAGTCGCCGAGGGTCTCCCCGGTCAGCGCCCGGGGGTTCTCGATGGCCCGGCGGACCATCGCGTACACGACGCCGGCGATGGCGTCGGGGACCTCGTCGAGGTCCCCGTCGTCGTTGAGGAAGTCCTCGCCCGCCTCGAGGCGGACGAGCGCCGATGCGTCGCCGAGGAGGGCCGCCGCCTGGGCCTGTTCGGTCGCGCCGAGCGTGTGCCCCAGGCGGGCGGCGTACTCCTCGATGGTGATGAGCGGCGGCGGCACGGCTTAGGCCGTGGTGCCCAGCTTGACGACCCGGGCGGCGTCGACGAGCGCGGCGCCGGCGAACGTCTGCACGACCGAGCCCTTGGACAGGAAGTCGGGCAGCCACTGGACCGCGGTGCGCATGGACACCCCGCCGGCCTCCGCGGTGGCGATGTCGACGCCCTCGGCGGAGCTCACCCCGGCGGGCGGGAAGTTCGCCCACGTGAACGCGGATCGGTGGTACGCCAGCGCGGTACCGGCGGTGAGCGCGTTGGACTCCACGACGGTGAACCCGAAGATGCGGCCGATGGTGCCTTCGCGGAGCGCGGAGTCGGACCCGGCCGCGGCGGCGTTCTGCAGACCCTCGAGGGTGAGGATGCGGGTCGCGATGTCCGCGGACACGGCGAGGAACCGATCGCCGGCGGGGACGTTCGCGGCGGTAAGTGCCTGGCGGGCGCCGAGCAGCGTCGCGATGGTGTCGGCGTCGGTGGCCGTGGCCGCGAACGAGTCCTCGACGGCGACGGCGTTCATCGCCGCGGCGACCTGGTCCTCAGCCTTGACGGCGACGGCGTTGACCTGGTTGGCCGCGACCTGCCGCCCGTACTCGACGAGGGTCATGGTGAGTTCCTCGTCGGTCACCTTGACCGCGCTGTAGAGGTGCTTGACCGTCACGTCGACGGGGGTCTCGGCCACATCGTCCCACGTGATCTGCGCGCCGGGGGTCACCTGCTCCCGCGCGGCCAGCGGGGTCGGCACCATGACGGTGACGGTGCCGCCGTTCGGGCCGGCGTACTCGGCGCCAGGGATCTTGCTGACGGTCTGCGGCAGCATGAGGCTGCGGTTGAGCAGCGCGACCGCGAGCCGGGAGATCTGAGCTGCGGTCAGGAACGTGTTCGCCACGGCGGCGCCCTTTCAGGTAGGGGATGGTCGGCGGCCGCGCGCGCGTGGCGGACCGCTGGTGTCACAGGCCTCCGCGGGCCTGCCTGTAGACGAGGTCGGCGACCTTGTCCATGTCCGGCTCCTCGGAGGCGTCGGGCACCTGGCCGGGCCGGAGCTTCTCCTTGGGCTTGCCGGCCGGCGGCTTCACTCCGCCGCCGTTGCCGTTGCTCGCGCCGAAGGACTCAAGGAGCTCCGCCGCGTCGGCCTCGAGCTCCTCCTTGGTGGACCCGACGAGCCGTTTGGCCTGGGCCAGGGTGAGACCCTTCTCGGCCGCGACCTCGAGCCGCAGCGCCCGGGCCTCCGCGTCGGCGGCCCGCTTCTCCGCCACGGTGAGCGCGTCCTTGAGCTTGTCCGTCTCGGACTTGTCCCGGTCCTCGAGTTCCTTGAGCTTCAGCCGGTAGGTCTCGGCTTCCTTGTTGGCCTTGCGCAGCGCGGCCTTCACGGCCGGCGGGATACCGTCGGGCTCCTTCCCGGAGTCCTTGCCCTTGTCCTCGGCGTCGTCGTTCTGGTCGTCGTGCTCGGTGTCATCATCGGCCATCGCGGCCTCCTTGCTCGCCCGCCCTCGCGGCGGGGACATCTCAGGTGCCCGGGGTGAACACGGGCTCGGCGGCGCACGCGCAGTGGTCGTGTGCCAGGAACTCGGCGGTACGGCCGGACTTGTATGCGGGCCCGCGGCTGGCGAGCATCTGGCAGAAATCGCACGCCCCGCCGGCGGCGACCCGCCGCCACCCGGTGGCCCGTCCGTCCGCGCTCGTTGACGCGAGGACGGCGTCGCGGCCGCCGTTGAGGACGAGCCGGCCGGCGGTGCCGAGGGCCTGCACGAGCCCGGACCTCGAGGCGGCCTGCGGGGAGAACCCGAGGCGCAGCGCCCTCATGGTGCCGGCCAGGCCGGTGGCCCGCAGGGACGGGACGATGTCGTCGGCGGTGAGCCGGGCGGGGAGCCGCGGGGTATCGGCGCCGGCGACAGCGGCCGCCCGGCGGAACGCCCGGTAGTACGCCGCGCCGAGCCCGGCGGACTCGAGGTGCCGCGCCTGGATCAGGGCCGCCGCGGCGTCGGCGAACTCGCCGTACGTGGCGACCCGCCCAGCGCGCCACAACGGCCAGAGGCGGGTGACGTCGCGCAGGACGAGCGCGCGGAGGGCGAGCTGGGCGGTGCGGTGCTGGGCGGTGAGCGCAGCCGCCTCGGCCGGGACGGCCACCGGTCAGGCGACGGGGGCAGGCGACGGCGCGGCGGGCTCCTCGACCGGCGACGGAAGCCCCGCGGCCTGCCGCTCGAGCTCGGCGTTGAGGTTCGCGAACGCGTCGCCCGCCGCGGCCGCCGCCTTCCACCGCTCCACCTGCTGCTGCGACACGTTCGGCACCAGCTCCCACAGCTCCTGCGGCGGGACACCGAGCATCTGCACCAGCTTGCCGAGCGCGTCGACGACCGACGCCAGCGCACGCGCCTCCGTGTCCTTCCACCGCACCCACGCCGACGGGTCGACCCCGACCCCGGCCATCGACCCGGCCAGCTCGAGGGCCTGCTCGTGCGCCTCGCCCATCACGGTCTGCCGCTCGGTGATCTTCCGGCGCTGCGCGGCCTCCGCCGCGGCGAGCGCCTCCGCGGACAGGTTGACCAGCTGCCCCAGCAGCTCGTGCGCCGGGGTCTGCGACACCGTCGCCAGGTGCCGGATCGTCGACTCCCGCGACTCGATGTACCCCTTGAGGTCGGTCTGCGTGAACTCGCCGATGCGGACGTCGTCCGGGTGGTCCTCGAAGGTGAGCAGCTTCGACGCCGACGCCTTGAGCCGCGCGGTCTCCGACTCCGCGAGCCAGCCGATGATGTACCGCTGCCTGAACGCCCCGTAGTGCTGCGCCACCAGCAGCCCGAACGTGGTCACGTTGATCTGGTCCTGCAGGTTCATCAGGGTCTGCGTGACCTCGCCCCAGGCCTCGCCGTCGTCCTCCTCGTCGAGGTCGAACGTGGCCCGGTAGCGCACGACCGGCACGACGCCGACGCCGTGCTTCTGCGCGTCGTCGAACACGAGCTCGGCCGCGCCGGCCTCGGTGCCGCCGCCGGTGAACGTGTACACCGCCTCGTCGTCGAACAGCCGCCACCCCTTGCGGCGCTTCTCGATCGCCCACGCCGGCCACTCGTCGTCGTCACCCCACGACGCCGTCAGCTGCCGCGGGCCCGCGCCCCGCATCACCGGCATGTCCTCGTCGCCGAGCTGCCCCGGCAGGACCGTGCAGAACGCCTCCCCGTACGTCAGCGCCGCCCGGTGCACCCCGATCTGCCGGGCGTCCATCCGGTTGCGCTGCCAGATCTCCCACGCCGCCTCGTCCTCGGCCGCGCCCTGCCCGCGGTACCCGTCGACGTACATCGCCTGCGTCACGGAATCCACGACCAGGCGCAGCAGGTTGACCCGCGACATCCTCGCCAGGACCCGCAGCTCGGTGGGCGTGCCGGCCGCCAGCCACGTCGGCTCGTACGTGTCGCGGACGTAGGAGCGGATCCGGTCGAGGCGGGCCGTCTTCGTCCCACGGTGGGCGATCATCGCCTTCGCCTGCTCGAGCGCGTCGGGCTTGCTCAGCACGCGGCCACCTCCTTGGCGTACTCGTAGGTCCATGGCGCACCGAGGTGTCTCGCCTGCCAGCCGAGCGCCTCAAGCCCTAGGTCGACACCGGGGCAGCGTCCGCACCAGCCGAGCGCTTCATGCGCGGCCAGCGAGCAGCCGAGGCGCGGCTCGACCACGTCAGAACACCGCCCGCCCGGACCGCTGCCGGCGCTGCCTCGACGTCGGCAGCGCCAGGTAAGCGCGCCGCGCCATCCGCGACAGGATCCCCGCCGGTAGGGCGTCGATCTTCCGGGCCGACTCACGGTGCTCCTTGCCGACCGTCACGCCCCACGCGTTCGGCCGCCTGCGCGCCTGGTGCACGTGCAGCCGCACGACCGGGTGCCCGTCGTGGCGGAACACGCCCTCGAGGATCTCGTCGAGCATCCGCTCGACGCCCAGGGTCGTGAACTCCTTCTGCCGGGTCCGCATGTCGAACGCGATCGGGTGCGTCGGGGTCGCCTTCACGCACAGCGTGCTCTGCGCCTTCGACCCCGACCGCCGCTCGCCGAAGTCGACGGCCCACTTGTCGACGTAGGACTCGAACGGGTGCAGGTCCGAGTAGAACGCGACGACGTCGTACCGGTCCCGCGCCGCGAGGACGGCCTCGTCGATGAGCTCCCGCGGGGCCTCGCCGCGGTACCGCGCCGGGTCCCAGACGCCGAGGGTGAACCACGCCCCGTCGGAGATCCGGCAGGCGATCAGCGCCGAGTGGTCGTCGGACTTCGACCCGTCGAAGCCGAGCGCGACGAGCTCGCCCTCGGCCAGGGCCGGCCGCCCGTCCGCCGTCCGCAGCGCCGGGTCGGCCAGCCGGTCCCAGCTCTGCGGCGCGACCCACGCGTCCTCGGCCACCGCCAGCTGGTTGAGGTAGAACCGCCGCGACACCGACGCCGGCGTCTGCGGGTCGTACACCTCGTCGCGGATCCGCTCGAGATCGACCCAGTCCGAGTCCCCGTACGCCGCGGCGAGCGCCGCCATCAGCTGGTCCTCGTCCGCCAGGTCGATCAGCGCGGGCGCCTCGCGGGAGTCGTACAGGATCGTCGCCCCCGGGGCCCGCCCGGACAGCTGCGCCTGCCACGCCTCGTAGGTCTTTTCCGCCACCGAGTCGTGGCCCATCTCGTGCGCGTTCGTCGTCTCGAGCGCGCGGGCCGACCCGTCGCGGACCTTCGCCAGGTTCCGGCGGATGACCTCGGCGAGCTTGTGCCCGCCGTTCGCCGTCAGCCAGTGGTGCGGCTCATCCATCACGACGAACGTCGGGCGCGCGCCCTCCGCGGTGGCGGCCGCCGCGGTGATCGGCTCGAGCTTCCCGCCGCCCATGGAGAACACCCGGGTGAGCCCGACGTCGAGGCCGTACTCCGCGACCGCCGGCGACTCGTCGAGCATCGCCCGCACCATCGCCATCGTGTTGTCGGTCTGCTTCTCCGACGCGCCCGCGATCTGCACCCACGGCGACGACGCCGGCACCGCGATCGGCGCCCCGGCGTCGTCCCAGCCGCCGAACCGGACCGGACCGCACAGCTCCGCGACCGACAGGGCCCCGGCGATCGGCGACTTCCCCCAGCCCTTCGCCCGCCGCAGCACGCCCCGCGACCACACCCACCGGCCGCGCTCGTCGATCGCGTACCAGCACCACAGGAACCGGCGCTGCTCCCGCGTCAAGCGCAGCGGCCCGCCGGCGTCCGGGCCGTCCGGCTGCCGCAGCCGCGTCGCGCACCACGCCTCGACCTGCGGGGCCAGCGACAGCC